AAGCGTCCGGTCCGCTTCAGCGCACTTGTAACGCCTGACAAATCCGAACCGGTAGCGGATGATCATGCGCTCCCTCCACGGCAGTTGCGCGATCGCGGCGTGGACGTCTTGCTCCATCTCGTCTTGCATGAGATTTTTAAGTGCTTGGTGATTGTCGTCTTTCAGGACGTTGAACAGATCGTCAATGTCCATGGGCTCCGCCATCCCATTCTTAGCGTCCTCTGACTTGTCATTCCACGCCGCGCCATGCATGTAAACGGGGACCCTGACGGTCCGGAACCCCTGAAGATGGATTGCGCGCATGATGGACTGGAAGATCCAGCTGGTCGCGTAGGTCGAGAACTTGCATCCTTTTTGGGGATCGAATTTCTGCGCCGCGCGCCGGAGCCCAAAGAATCCGGCCTGAAACTTGTCATTCCGGTCAAATGCCGGAGACTCAGGAAGACAGACCGCCCATCGTTCCAACACGAACCCGATCAGTCCAAGGTTCCCTTTCACGAGCTTGTTTTGTTCTTTCGTCAGTTGCGCTTGTTTGATCTTCACGGAGTGGTCCTTTTGGGTTAGACGGTGTCGAGGATTGAAACCTTATTCTTCGAAAATGGCTCAATAGCATAACGCAAACTGTCGATGAAATCGTTAAACGAATCGACGGGGATTGGCTGGATGAGCTTCGTGTTCCGGTCCACTTTCCATCGGTAATTCTTGCAGTTCGCGAGCGTCTGTGGGCATCGCGTATGAATTACGATTGCTTCAAACTGACGGAGGAATTGAATCCCATCCTCGATCGAGCCGGGACCTTTCTCGGCGCCGATAACGTTAAATCCTCGGTTGGCGATGTAGCTGATCGTGTCCGGCCGGGCGCTGTCTGCCCTGATGCACCACCTGTCCGTTCCCGGAATGGATCGGTACAGTGTCGGAAGCTCATCGATCTCGATGCCAACGCCGCCGGCTTCGTAGTCCACGAACAGTTTCCGGTCCTTGATGAAACAACGGACGAGAGCGGACGGATCTTCCGAATATCCGAAGTCCGCGCCGAATAAAAATTCCGCGTCTTCCGGTGTCTCGAATTCCTCGACCACGAACTTCCCGCGGAGCACGAGCGAATCAGCATAGCGCTTGATCTGGCCTTCCCAGATGTGCATGTACGCTTCAAAATCCACGCGCTTGCAGTATTCCATCTCGCGTTTCAGAACTTCAGGGAACCATGGATTGTCTTTGTAGGTCGAAGGGATGATGTTGCTATCCGGCGGCGGGTTCACATGGAATCGCTGGTACGTCGAGCTCTCCTCCTCCTCTGGGTTGTAAGAGATATAAAACTCCGAGCCCTCGGTCCGGATCGTGGGGATCAGAATCGACCACGAATAATCCGACGTCTTCTCTGCTTCTTCCACCCACACTCTTGTGGCACCTTCAAGCGATTTAATTTCTGTGATGGATTTCTGCAAACCTTTAAAAATAAACTCGGAGCCCATCTTGCTATAAATCGTATCCTTTTGAATTTCAAACAGGTTGTTCAATTTCAGGATGTCGATTTGCTCGACGAGAAGGCGGTGGACGGAATCCTTGATCGAGTTCTGGTATTCCCTGGTGCAGAGGTAGAGGTTCTTCGAGAACGCGGCCTCGCTCACGAACTTACGGGCGATGGTCCAGCTGGCGCCACGACCGCGGCCGCCTTCGCCGACGTTGTACCGTTTGGGAGACTTGAAAAAAGGATCGAATACGCTCGGGTATTCAATCCGCATGTTATTGTCCGGGAGGGTCTTGCGGAGGTGCGTCTTGTCTTGGTGATATCGGCGCGAAGATGATCTGGGGAGGAATCAATGCTTCTCCATCCGCTCCCGTCAGCCCGATTTTTTGGGGAACCTTCCCGTCGATGCGATCCAAAATCTCACGGATTGCTTTGACGTTTCCTTTGTTGGCCTGTTTCAAAAGAGCTACGGTGACGAGTTCTGCTTTTCTTATTTTGCGTTTTAGATGCGTTTCAGCATCTTCAACTTCGATTTCCTCATCCAGAAGTTTCCTGAGAAGAGTTGTCAAATGCAAACCTTTATGCCCTCCGGAAGGATTACCACTTTCTCCTGGTTTAAACTGGAATTCTTTTGGCGGATCTCCTGGCCCTGGCATTATTTTTCTCCCTGCGACTTCCCTGTAAAAGACTTTTTAAACGATTTGAATTTCTTCAATCTTCTCACGTCCGACAAAGACGTGTTTGCTTCCCTTGAGAGCTACCTTGAGCTTGGCTCTAATAGCTTCCACTTCAGTTCTGAGACATTTTACAGTAATTCTCGATTCGAGAGTCCCAGAGCCTTCATCTTCCGGATCATCCCCAAGACCAAAACCAAACTTTAAATCATTGTCTGAAAATCCGACTTCTCTCAAAAGAGACTCATCGATATTCGCAAGCTCGTCCCAATCCCACTCCCCTGTGTTTTTGTTCGAGCGCAGGAGATATTCTTTTTCTTCCTCGTGCGTGAGAAGCCGGTTCGGGACGCGCACGTCGATTATCTCGGCGCCGCGACCCAAGAGTTGCATGATCTTCAGACGCTGGTGTCCGGCGAGGATCTTACCGTTGGTGTTGACGGCCGGGATTTCGACGAGATTGAATTTTTGGAGCGATGCTTTGAGCTGGATCGCTTGCTGGTCCGTCATCTGGCGCGGGTTGCCTTCAAAGGGAATGAGCTCGTTGATCTTGAGCTGAGCGGTGTGCCAGATCAAATCCGTTTTCATTTTGCCTCCTTTTTAAGTTTACCATAATTTTCTACGGCGTCCACCACTTCATCTGCTGTGACGAACGCGTCTTTGTCGTAGGGCTCCTCTTTCCAGACGCGAAACCATTTCTCGCGGATGTATTTCCGGTCTTTCAAAAGGTTGATGTTCTCTGGATATCCAAACACTTCGGGCGGGCTTTTCGAAAAGATCACGACCCCGTGTTTCCCGTTCTGATGCGAGAGATGCTGGAAGAAGCTGTCAATCGTAATGATCATGTCCGCCTCCTCGCGCAGGATCCGACCCATCTCTGCCAGCGTGAGGTTGTTCCCAAATGAATCCAGCCGGAAGTCTTTAGCGTAGCGCGTCTGGTGAAGCTGGCTCACCTGGATCAGGTGGTGGCCACGCGCTTCCAGCTTCGCTACGACCTCCTCCCAGTACGGAAAGCATTTCGCGCAGACCTTGTCGTACCACTTTCGCTCGCATGGCGCGATAATAATTCTCATTTTCCCTCTCCCCTCCCGTTAAAGTTTTGGTTCTGTTCTGGATTCATACTCCATTATTCTTTTTCCGATCCAACAAACCACCTGGGGGACTTGACCATTTCCGAGCAGGTGGATACGTTTTCTTCGTTGCTCCATCCCAGAGGAACGCCCATTAACCACTCGACCCAGCTTGGGTTCAGTTGTCCACCAACAGCCGCATCCAAACTCAAACCGCCATCCCCGTGAATCTCTCCCGCACCTCTCGCATTTTGAGCTTTGGGGGTGGGCCAATATCTCACAGCATCTTGAAGATAAATACCTCTCCGGGTTCCCCCGTATTTTTCCCTTCTTTTTTTGTATTGAGCTGGATTGAGTTCTCTTTGTTGCGCGGTTGGGGTAGGCCATATCGGACGTTTGTATCTCTCTTGCATTGACGGGCATAATTGATTTCCGGTTGAGGTTACGGTGGGAAACAATCCACAATCTATCTCTTCTGTGATTTGCGCCAACGGCTGACGCAGGAATACACTCCCACTCAGCATCGTACCCGATCGAGGCCAAGTCTCCGAGAACGGTTCCAATTCCCCGGATAAGCAGCGCTGATACGTTCTCCACAAAAACAAACTTTGGTCGAATCTCGCAAACGATGCGGAACATTTCCTTCCAAAGTCCCGACTTCTTTCCTTTGATTCCAACTTTGTTGCCGGCGTTGCTGATGTCTTGGCATGGAAATCCCCCTGAAATAAGATCAATTGCTCCGCACCGATCGATAACTTCTGCTCCTTTGACATCTCGTATATCCCTCCATTTTGGAACTTTTGGCCACCGAAGACTCAATATCTTCTGGCAATACTCGTCAATCTCGACTTGTCCGACAATTTCCATTCCCGCAAGAGTGAGGCCGTAATCTCCAAGACCACCACCACTAAAAAGAGAAAGAACTTTCATTTTGGTTCTGTTCTGGATTTGAGCATTAAACTGGCTCGTAAGTGGCTTCAAAGATGTCGGGCTTGCAGGGATAGAATTCACCTTTCACGCCTTTGATAATCCAATCGCCAACATCACAACGCATCTGACCTTCAAGAGTATTAATCAACAAGGTGTCGTCGTGAGCCATGTAAGCACCAGGAATTGCAAAGTCTAGGTTCAATTTCCCTTCCCATTTCCAAGCATCAATCACAACTGGCTTCTTCCTGAATTTCATACACTCTCCTTAAAGTTTTGGTGTGGGGTTACCGCTGTGATTCCCAAACAATCTGAGCGATAATCTCGTAAAGTTTTTCTGCTGTTGTTGGCTCTACGGTTTTCGCTTCGACATCGACTCTCTTTTTGAAGCCGAGTTTTTCACCGCATGGAACGCATAAATCATATCGCCGGTAAGCGTTCTCAAATGTCCGTTGATATTGGTCGACCTGAATTGTAATTCCAGTTAGGTCGCTTGATTTCTCCGCTTCTTTCTTACAGATGTCGCAAAAATAATGTGTCTGGTTCATCCCTTCCTCCCTTTCATGTTTGATGGTCTAAAATAAACTCTTGGTTGTGGCTTTCAGTCTTTGCTTTGCGATTGCACAATACTTCTCACTTATTTCAATACCGATTCCGTTCCTGTTTAACTCCTTGCAAGCGACTAGAGTGGTTCCTGAACCCATAAAAGGGTCTAATATTGATAACGCTTTGTCCCAATATTTGCATTGCTGAATAGACCAACGAATTAATTCTATTGGTTTTTGAGTTGGATGTTCCTTCTTCATTCCAGAATTGATGTAAGCATCAGTTCTCGCCATGTCAAAAATAGAAACCTGTCCTTTAAAAGTTGTCCAAGCCATCTCCCCGTCAGTCATAAAAGACCGTTGCACTTTATTCCAAATAAGCCACTTTGACTTCGCTGGAAGATTGAAGTAATTCCCTCCCCAAATAATTGAGTCTTTTGCCTTTGAAATTACTAAAGAAATAACTTCATCGGAAGGAACTGATTTGTCCCAATCCGTTTCATCGTATTGCTTCCATTTTCCACCATTTGAAATTCTTCCAGACTTAGCCATTTTATTCTGTTGCTTGTCATAGCCAATCCCATATGGAGGGTCAGTCACTACCAAATCCACCTTCGGAAGCAACGGAAGAATTTCCAAGCAATCCCCGCAATAAATCTTCAAATCAGGATTCTTTTCTTCGTAGTAGAGATAATCCTCTAACTTTTTCATTGATTCCTCATGTTTGATGGTCGCTCGATTATAAATAAATCATTCTAAAAGCATCCGCCAGGGGCCTTTGCAAGAATGCAGGATTCTCACGCATTATCATGAACACGCCTTTGGCCTGTTCTTGTTGTCGCATATCCTGCACCTTGAAGATTTCGGAAGGACTATTTTTCCGCAATCGACACATATGGCTTTTCGTTTTAGCTTTGGATTATAATTTGGGTTCTTGTTTCCTCTTAGACCATGATTCGGAAGAAGCCTAATATGGCTCCGACTCCCACTGGACTTCACAATTATTTCTTTTCCGCATCCACACGCACATATTTTCCGAATCCTTGGAATAAAGCGGGGATGCTTTTCTCCGGAAAAATCCGCGTGGTTTTTTCTCATGTTCTCTTTCATCTTCTCGGATATGACTTTATTATCGGCTGTGGGTCTGATGTTGTACCCCTTCAAGAAATTGGCGGAATCAAAATAGTCGATCCAGTATTGTTCGCGTGGGACCAGCTTCGTTCGTTCGGTTTCTTCCAAGACGAGGAACTCAAAACTTCCGAACCCATGCTTTTCCACTGCTCTTTGCAAGTGTGGGTTGCCATGCGTGCCCTTGCGCAAAGCGAGAGAATGCCCCTGCCATCTCACTTCGATTCTGCAGGAGCTCCCAACATACACTTTTCCGTTCACACTATTTTTTATGCAATAAATCCCGCATCTCATAGGTAAACCAGCCTGAAGATGTCTGCTAATGGTTTGTTCCAATTTAATTTTCCCATCAGTGCGTAAACGTGATGCCGCTCGGGATTCGTTATTTTGTTCCCTTCCGCGATCGACATGAGCTCGCAGTTCGGCTCGTCCTTGAATACCTCTGGGTAACACGCGCAAATCTTTAGTTTAGAATATCGCGCCCGAATTTCCGGAAGGAGACCTTTAACGACGATGTGATCGCCCAAACCACAGTTGAGATGGAGTGTTTTTGTATCCGTTGTAATTTCGGCGAGGATTTCTTGAAATATTTTTTCGTCTGCATCGAACATCTCCTTTGTGTATCCTGGTGAACGAATGCCTCCGGTCGGAAACCGGAAGTGCCGGCAGAGGGCCTTCGGCTCGATAAGGAGCTTGTAGCCCGCCTTCCGGATCTTCATCGAGAAGATCGTTTCCTCGCGGTGCGCGGCTTTTGAGAGCGCGAGCTCGTAGTGCGTGATTCCTTTCCTGTAAAGAAAAATCGAATAGAGATGTTCCGCCTCTTTCACGCCCTCGAAATAATGCCACTGAGCGTTGTCCATCTTCGTGGTGTAGTCCGCCGGGATGTCCATGTGGTTCGGGCTCTTGAAGAGGACGCATGGCGCCACAGCTCCGATCGGTGGCGGTTCTGAATCGGTTGGGCTCATGACTCTGTCTTCCATGATCGCCAGAAGATGCTTCAAGCAGTCCGGCTCTGCGATCGTGTCGTCATCCATGCGCCAGATCAGGTCCCCGGCCGCGATCGATTGCGCGTGTTCATGATTCCAATGTTGACCCCGTTTCATTCCCTCGATGACCGTCGTAGCGATCTTTTTCTCTTTCAGGAGGTTGAACATGTAATCCCATAGTGGCGGGCGACATTTCTTCTCAAGATCCCATGCCGTGAGGTTCATCGGCTCGTCGTTGTCATCGTAAATCAGGAGTTGCTCGGGCGGCCTTGTTTGGAGTGCGATCGAAAGAATCGCAAGCGGCAGGGTGGTTTCCCTGCGGTTTTTTGTAGACATTTCACATGTGACGATTCCATTCATGGCTTCTTTTCCTCCGTTGGTTCTTCGATGCAGAACACGTTGATGGTCATTAAAGATTTGATGCCGTCCGCCGTTAAAAACTCCATGGGATATTCCTGTCCGCTGTCCGGATCTTTGTATCCCACGGGAATCCGGTAGATCCGGACCTTGCCGGTGTCCGGCGCGATCACGAACTTCTGGGAGGCCACCCACGCCTGATGCTTCAAGAATCGGGCGTTGAGATAGGTTTGGGAAAGCATGAGCGCTTCGAGATATTTGACGCGCTCCTCCAATCCCGCGACCTTTTTCTCAAGATCAGACATCGATTTGCTTCCCGGCCGGGTTCCGCTTTGCCATCTGGTCCTTGGCGATCTTCTGGCCTTCCATCGTTTGTATCGCGTTGTGTTGTTCAGTGAAGGACATCTTCAGGACTTCCCGCCAATACCCGAGCTTCCACCACGCGAATCTGTAACGCATAACGATGATCTTCGTCTTCGGGTCCTGCTGAATGGATTTCGTGATGATGTATTTCGCTACTCCGGTTGCTTTGTTCTGCGGTTGTGTCATTTACTCGTCCTCCAGGTTAATGAACCATTTTCGTTTTTCAGTTCCACAGATAAATTCCCGATATCGATACTCGGGATAAAGGATCTCGAACAGTTTCCGTTTGATCGCCCATACCTTGCTTTCCGTTGCCGGATATTTTATCTCATGGACTTGCTTTGTTCCATCTGGCATCCAGACGGTGAAGTCCGGCCAGATGCGGCAGACCAGTTTTCCCTCAACGATGAGATCGTAGGACCTCTCGTATTCCCAGTTCTTAACGCGCCCGCACCGTTGCTCGGCGAGAAGCCACAGGCCATGCTTCACCTCGGCGTTCGATTGGTAGTCCCGGCCCTTGGCGTGGCTCGCGAGCGCTTTCTGGTCCCTGGCACAAACTTTCATTTTGCTCTAGCCTTTTTCCTGTCAATCGCGGTTTTCTTTGAGTTCTCGCTTTTCTCTATGAACTGAACGTTCCCAATTTCATAGTGGCCATCGTTATCGATGCGGTCGATGTTCGGTTGCTTGAGAAGATGAGCCTTGTCCCTGATCCAAATAGTCCGAACATCTTCCGCTGTCATTTTTATCTGTATCCCTCGACCGCCGTATCTTGGCCATGCCTTTGACGTGGGGTTCTCACAGCGGGCGAGCATGCCTCTGAAGACATGCCGCCACGGATACTTTTTCTTATAAGACAGCTTCGTCAGCTTCACACGATCGGGGTGCCGGGCTTGGTATGCTTTTGTCTTTTCTAGCTTGTATTCTCGACTCTTGTATTTTGGGTTCTCTTGCTTTTGAGAAAGTCCAACACATCGGTTTGAACAAAATACTCTGTCGTGCTGGCCGCCTACGATCACAAATCCGATTCCGCATTGAGGGCAGATCCGGTTACAGCATGCGAGACATATCTTTTGTTGACTACCCAATGGCTCGAATTCCTCAAAACATCGGACACAAACTTTCGGCTGGTAAGTTTTCTTGCCCTTCCCATAGCACGCCCGAGAGCAAAACTTGGCATCGGCCCACATCTGGTTCGAGTGGCGGCGTCTTTTAAAAAACGGCTTCCCACAGTTAGAGCACGGCTTTTGAATTATTTCCATTTGATCCTCGCTGGGTCTGTATTCCATTCGTAGCTACGTTTCAAAAACGCTTCTTGTTCACCGGTAAGGACAGCGCCGGCATTGACAGCCTCGCGGACGTGCCCTAGCTTATGCGCCAGAACAGGATCAAGCGGACGCTTCCGTCTTGCGATCCTGGCGTCGATCTCCTTCATCATGAATTTGGCGACTTCGTTTTTCATTTTCATATCCCAACGTTAATGACGTCCTGGACGCACCGGACGAGGTAATACTCTCCGCCGTTGCGCTTGACGTTCTGTTCAAATTGCTTTTGTTCAGGTGATTGCTTTCCGGTCGGTGACTTCGCTTCCAGGCAGATCATCTTCCCGGCCTTCAAAATAATAATGTCCGAGACCCCGAGCGTCGTGTTCGGGGACTTCATGTAAATCTTCCGGCTGAAATCAAAAACGCCCATTGTGTTGATTCTGATGTGGAACACCCCCCGCGCCCGAAGATAGAGAAGGATCTCCCGGAGGACGTCTTTCTCTTTTCTGAGCGCGAGAGGATGTGCCACGTTATGCCGCCTTCGCTCTGATGAACTTCACCACTTCTTTCGCGGCTTCGTGCTTGAGTTCGAGCGTCCCTCCGTCCACGGGGATCAAGAAACGCTTGGCGCGGCGCATCTCGATCATCAGATCCGCGGCCGCATCTCCGAGCGCGTCCTTGGCTTTCGCCACGGCATCGCTTGCGTTCTTGAACTTGTCTGCGGCCTTGCCGAGCGCGTCTTTCTCGGGCATGCCGGGAAGTTCTTTCGGCGGCTTATTCGACTTCACCGTCCTTGGTTTTGTTTTCTCTGGTGCGAATGCTGTTCTTGATTCCATGTTTTCTCCTTTTTTGTTCTCTGCTTTTTCGTATTTGAAAAACTTAGGGCATTTACATTCATCACACGGCCTTGCCCCGTCTAGCCTGTGATCAAACTCTTGATGACCGCAGACGCATTCGCTCATTTCGCCGCGGATCCTTTCTCGTCAAAAAGTCCAAGCATCCGATGATGCTCGCAATATTCGCAGTCGTTCGCGGGTCCGGGGAGTGGCCCTTCGAGGCATTCCATCGCCTTTTTAAAAAGAGCTTCCGCGGCGTCCGGGTTTGGTTTCAGGAAAATGGCGCGCTCTCCGAAATCCACACCCCCAGTCTTGCTCGGGACCGGCCAGAAAAACAGGAGCACCCCAAAATCAGCGACTTTCTTTCCCCCGAGGATAAGCATCTGGGTGTAGATATCGCATTGCTTCTGGTAATACATTTCCCCGAACTCCTGGGTGGGTTCCTTCCCGGTCGTCTTGTAGTCCAGATACGCATAGATCTCGGTTGATGGATTGACGAGCAGATCGTCAAACGCTCCGACGATCTTGTCTCCTTTCGAGTTTGTCATCTTGTACGGGTTCGACGCCCAGTGACGCATCTTGGGAAGATCCTGGCCATTGTAAAGCTGGAACCCTTTCAGACGCTCTTCCCGCGCCAGAGCCGGCGGGAGCTGCGTCCCGCGATACTTGTCCAGGGCCGCCTTTAAAATATTATCGACGGCCACCGGCATCCCCGACTTGATGCCTTGAGGCCTTTTCACCTTTTTGTTTCGGTCCAACCAAAAACATCTTGGACACTCTTTCAAAATCCCTAACGCGGACGAGCTTAATTGAATCATGTTTTCTCCTCTTGTTTTTGTTTTTTTACTTTGTTGAAACTGTCAGATCGGTATCCTTCACAAACGTCATCACGGCCTGAAGATCGGTCTTGGCGATCGCTTCCTCAAGCGCCGCGAGCGTAGCGCTGTCCAAGCTCTCGGCTCCATCCAGGACGATCAGCCCGAGCTCTTTCGCGCGGATCTGTGCCAGGTCCACGGCGATCTGGGTCTGCTGTGCAAGGTTTAGGGTTTCGTAGGGAATGCCGCCGCGAAATACCTTTCCGTCCTTGATCTCCACATCGATCGGGAGATTCTTCAGCAGGCCGTTTTTGTACTCCTTGAGTTTTTCCAGGGCGGTGGTGTGTGCCTTGGATTTTTCCTCCAGGCCATCGCACTCCTTCTGCATCTTCGCCACAACGTCCACCGTGTTTTGGAGGCGGATTGCTTCTTCGAGGGATTGCCGGGAAGTGCTGATCCGTTGCTCAGTTTCCGCGATCGTTGGGTCGTTTGCGGGGATCCACTCGGCTTGCGCTTGGTTCTTCAGCTTTAGCTCGATCTCTGTCGCCTGGCTCTTTGCGAGATCGCGCTTGGCCGTTATCTTCGCGAGTGCCTCGGAGTATTCTTTGTCCGCCTCATTGTGCTTTCTAAGGCGCATCTTCTCGGCGTCGTTTTCCTGCGCGTATTTCACTTGATCGATCTCTTTTTGTTTCGTATTCAAAGCGTCGATCTTGATGGTTTTCGTTTTTTCGAGAGAAACAATCCACGCCCTCGATTCCTCAAGATCGACTGGCTCCTCTGGCAGGCTCGCGCTCAGTTGCTCGATCGTCCCAGACTTCTCTTTCGCTGTCCGGTTGATGTCCTGGCGGTGCTGGAAAAGCTGATCATAGACGGCGTCCACGCATTTCAGAGCGTGGCCTTTCGGAACGTCCACCTTCTGGCCTTGAAGCGCAGGGGCGATAATCTCACCGATCTCGGTTACGTTCGCTTCCAG